ACCGCGCTGACTCTCACTACGGCTCAAAAAGCAGAATTCGCCGCAACCATTAAAACTGCTGCGCCAGCCGGCGGTACGTCGGCAGAGTGGAAACTGGGCGCGGTCGCAGCTGTCAGCCCAACGTCACCTAACCGCACCATCGAAGTAGACATCGGCGGCACGATCTATTACCTGCACGCCAAGACCACCAACGACTAACGGAGACCCCATGACCTTGGAACTGACGAACGACGAAGCGAACGCATTGGCGCAACTGTTGGACTTGGCAGTCAAGGCGGGCGGCTTGCAGGCTGCACAGGCGGCGGTGCCTTTGTTCCAGAAACTACAGGAAGCGGCCAAGCCGCAAGAGAAGGTAGACCATGAGTAACACCTATAGCTGGGCGGTCACGTCCATGACCTCCTACCCGTCCTATGCCTCCCAGACCGATGTGGTCTTTCAGGTGGCATGGGTGTGCTCTGCCACCGATGGGGTCAACAACACGGCCACCTACGGTTCGGTCGATGTCACCTATCAGGCAGGCACCCCGTTCACGCCCTACGACGACCTGACGCTCGCTCAGGTCAACGGCTGGGTGGCGACGGCGCTAGGCGCTGAAGGGGTTGCGAACGCCCAGACGGCGTGTGACGAACAGTTGCAGGCCATGGCAAACCCGCAGACCGAGACCCTGCCGTTGCCTTGGAACGTGCCTGCTCCGGCCCCGACCCCAGACCCGTAAGGAGACGCCATGAGCCTGGTATTGCTTGCCATCCTGATGACCGCTGACAGCGTGCTGACTTACTTTGTCTTACAGCGCGGCGGTCGGGAACTGAACCCGATCGTCAAGTGGCTGATGGACAAGTTCGGTCAGGTGCCTGCGCTGGCGGGCAGCAAGGCGATCGTTTTTCTGCTGTTTGTGGCCGCGTACCCGCATTGGCTCCTTTGGGTGGCCTGTGCGTTCTACGCGGGCGTGACGGCTTGGAACGCCTACCAGTGGCGTAAGTCCAACCCCTAGTTGCTAATTTTTCATAAGCAGGTATATTCCCTGCGTTGATGTACTGGTGCAGTTCACCAGGGACTCAATGGAGTCAGCATGACCGACGAGACTGAAGTAGTTGCTCAAGTAGCGGATACACCCGCGCCGGAACAGGTAGAGACGGCCTCTCCTGAACCTGAAGTTGTTGCATCGCCGGAGGACAAGGTTTCCCGTACCTTCACACAGGAAGAACTGGACGCCATTGTCAGCAAGCGGCTCGCTAGAGAGCAGCGTAAGTGGGAGCGTGAACAGGCCAAGCGAGCGGTGACGCCGCCCGTGCCGACCGAGGTTCCGCCGATCGACCAGTTCAAGACGCCTGAAGAATACGCCGAGGCATTGGCGGTTAAGAAGGCGGCAGAACTGCTAGAGCAGCGTGAATACGAGCGTCAGCAGGCCGAGATTGTTGAAGGCTATCATCAGCGTGAAGAAGAAGCGCGCGCGAAGTACGACGACTTTGAACAAGTTGTCTACAACCGCAACCTTCCCGTCACGACGATCATGGCCCAGACAATCCAAGCCTCCGAGATTGGCCCTGAGGTAGCCTACTACCTTGGAACCAATCCGAAAGAGGCCGACCGCATCTCCCGTTTACCTGCCTACCTGCAAGCCAAGGAGATAGGTCGGGTGGAGGCCAAGTTGTTGGCCGACCCCCCGGTTCGTAAGTCATCCAGTGCTCCGGCCCCGATCAGCCCGGTGACGCCTCGCGCCAGTTCAGGCGGGACGTTTGACACGACTGACCCTAGGTCAATCAAGTCAATGTCCACGTCGGAATGGATTGAAGCGGATCGTCAGCGGATGCTCAAAAAGCTGGAGTCGCAAAGAATCCGCTAACTTTTTGAGGTAACTACCATGGCGAATAGCCTGCTAACAATCGACATGATTACCCGGAAGGCGCTTGCCATCCTGGAAAACAATCTTGTCATCACTCGTAACGTCAACCGCGCCTACGACGACAGCTTTGCCGTTGAAGGTGCCAAGATCGGCTCCACCCTGCGTATCCGTCTCCCGGATCGCGCGCTGGTGACTGACGGTGCCGCCCTGCAAGTGCAGGACGACAACGAGCAGTTCACCACGCTCACCGTGTCCAGCCAGAAGCACATCGGCATCAACTTCACGTCTGCCGAGTTGACCATGCAGTTGGACGACTTCGCGGATCGCGTGCTCAAGCCGCGTATCAGTCAGCTGGCCTCCAGCATTGACGCGGACGTGGCGAACTCTTACAAGTCCATCTATGCGTCGGTCGGCACCCCCGGCACCACCCCGGCCACTTCGCTTGTCCTGCTCCAGGGCCAGCAGAAGCTGAACGAGGCGGCTGCCGTGATGAGCGACCGTTATGCCACCGTCAACCCGGCAGCCAACGCGGGCCTGGTGGAAGGCATGAAGGGTCTCTTTAACCCGACCAGCACCATCAGCAACCAGTTCAAGAGTGGCCTGATGGGTACCGGCGTGCTGGGCTACGACGAGATTTCCATGTCGCAGTCCATCCAGACCTTCACGACCGGCACGCGCTCGACGGCGGACACGATCCTTGTGAACGGCACCGTCTCCACGCAGGGTCAGGCCACGCTGTCGTTTGACGGCGGCACCGGCTCGGCCACCGTGGCGGTGGGCGACGTGTTCACGATCGCTAACGTGTATGCGGTCAACCCGCAGACCCGTCAGTCCACCGGCAGTCTGCAGCAGTTCGTCGTCACCGAGGCGGCAACGGCGGCGGGCGGCGCGTGGACGAACGTGAAGATCAGCCCGGCCATCTACACCAGTGCCAACGCGCTGGCGACGGTGGACTCCTTCCCGCAGGACAATGCGGCCATCACCTTCCTGGGTGCGGCGTCTACGGTCTATCCGCAGAACCTCATCTACCAGAAGGACGCCATCACGTTCGCTACCGCCGACCTCCTGCTCCCGCAGGGTGTGGACATGGCCTCGCGTCAGGTTCACAACGGCATTTCGATGCGTGTGGTTCGGCAGTACGACATCAACAACGACCGGATGCCCTGTCGTATTGACGTGCTGTATGGCTACAGCGTGATCCGCCCGCAGATGGCTTGCAGGCTCTGGGGCTAATTCTTTAAGGAGATACGACGATGGCACTTCCTAATGGTTCTGGTGGCTATCAGGTTGGCGACGGCAACCTTGGCGAGCCGCTGTTTTTCCCTCAGGCCGCTCCTACGGCTGTGGCGGCTGCGGTCACGGCAACGCCTGCTCAGTTGGTCAATGGTCTGTTCACCTTCAACGGTGCGGCAGGCAACCTGACCCTTCCGACGGTGGCCGACCTTGAGGCCGCGTATCCGTCAATGGGCGAGAAGGCGGACATCGCGTTCGACTTCTTCGTCATCAACATTGATGCGACGACGGACGACGTGACTGTAGCGGTCGGCACGGGCTGGACGCTGGTGGGTGTCGGCCAGGTGGACGAGGCGACCTCGGGCCACTTCCGCTGCCGCAAGACCGGCGCTGGCGCGTGGACTGTCTACCGCGTGTCGTAACAGTAACGTCCCCGGCGGGTCACACCGCCGGGGACACTGCTTAGAAAGGGTACTTTATGCCGAATACCAAGCCGATCGGCGTCGCGTTTGCCGACCCGGAACTGGACGGTGCGAGGTTTGTCCCGGAAGTGACTGCCAACACGGCGGCGCTGACGGCCATCACCTTTACCGCTCCTGGCACGCCTGACTATGCGATTCAAGACCTGACCAACTCCAGCGCATTTGGCTTCGTCACCAAGGACGAAGGCAACACCGTGCTGTCGGTCATTAAGAACCTGCAGACTCGGGTGTCCGAACTGGAGACCAAGCTGGCGGTTTACGGGATCCTGCCGTAACCATGCACATCTATCTAAGTCACCCCGTTCACGGTAGCAAAGTGGCTATCAGCGAACTGGAGGCTGAACTGGATGAGGCAAACGGATGGGTGCGTTACGAATTGGGTGACGCACCCGTCCATCATTCGCCGCCAGCCAACGAACTTGAAATGAAGCGTCGGGGGCGGCCTCGAAAAGCTGAACGCATAGAGGCATAACCTATGTCCACCACGGCGGGAGACCAGATCAACGCCGCCTTGCGCTTGATCGGCCAGTTGGCTGAAGCCGAGACGCCCACCGCCGCTACGTCGCAAGACGCGCTTGCGGCCATGAACCAGATGATTGACTCTTGGAACACAGAACGCCTGTCGGTGTTCTGCACCCAAGATGAAGTCCACAACTGGCCGCCCAACACGATCAGTCGGACGCTGGGGCCGACCGGCAACTTTGTCGGCTTGCGTCCTGCCTACATTGACGATGCCACGTATTTCAGGGACGCCTCTACGGGTGTCTCTTACGGCCTGAAGCTCATCAACCAGCAGCAGTACAACGGCATCGCGGTCAAGACCGTGACCAGCACGTACCCGCAACTGCTGTGGGTCAACATGACCTTCCCCGACATCACGATGTACATGTACCCGGTCGCTACGCGGGTGCTGGAGTTTCACATCGTCTCTGTCCAGCCGTTGACCCAGCCCGCCACGCTGTCTACGGC